AGAAAAGCGCAAAAAACGTGTAGCGATAGACTTTTGCTAAACCAGTTGAAGCGCCCCTATAATCAACTTCGTCAACCAAAGGAACAGCTATGCCAAGCACTGGTGGAGTCAAGTTGGGTTCAAGCTACGATGAAGCTAGAACTCGCAAGACAAATGCTGAAGCGCAGATCGCAGAGATAGAGCTAGAGAAGGTTCGTGGAGAGTTAGTACCTGCAGAAGATGTAGTATCCGCTTGGAATGATGTGCTTGGGGCTCTCAAGTCGAAATTGATGTCTATACCCACCAAGGGTGCGCCCATCCTGGCGACAGAAGCTCAAGCAGGGGTTTGTCAGAAGATCTTAGAAGACCTAATAACAGAAGCGTTAGAGGAACTCTCCAACTATGAACCAAGCAGTGACCCTACCAAAACTACTGTCCTCCCATCTGACGATGGCGATGCAGACGCTGAGACCGCCGCCCCGCTTAAGCGTAAGCGAATGGGCAGACCAAAAAAGACGGCTAGACTCTCAAAGTAGTGCGGAGCCTGGTCGCTGGTATACGAGCCGTGCTGAATACCAAAGGGGTATCATGGATGCGTGCGCTGATCCGGGTATTCAAGAAATTGTGGTCATGGCTGGAGCGCAACTTGGTAAAACCGAGATTCTTCTCAACATTGTCGGATATCATATTGATAACGACCCTAGTCCTATTCTCGTATTGCAGCCAACGCTTGATATGGCTCAAGCATTTAGCAAAGACCGTGTTGCAGCGGGGCTTATTAAAAGTACGCCAGCACTTCGAGGCAAGGTAAAAGACCCTCGCGCCCGCGACTCTGGCAACACTACTCTTCACAAGATCTTTCCAGGTGGTGCCATCACGATGGTTGGTGCTAACAGTCCATCAGGGCTTGCTAGTAGACCAATACGGATAGTGCTTTGCGATGAAGTTGATCGTTACCCACCCAGTGCGGGATCGGAAGGTGACCCCATAACGCTCGCGAGAAAACGTGCTTCGACCTTTTGGAATCGCAAGATCATCATGGTTAGTACGCCGACCAATGAGGACAACAGTCGGATTGCGGATGCTTACGAGCTTTCTGATAAGCGCCAATACTATGTGCCTTGTAAGCATTGCGAGGAGTATCAGACATTAGAGTGGAAAAACGTCAAATGGGATAAGGACGAGCCCGATACTGCTAAGTACATGTGTGAACATTGTGGCGTGTTATGGGAAGACAGTGATCGCGTTTGGTCGATACGCAATGGTGCTTGGCACGCTGGCAAAGAGTTCAATGGCGTAGCTGGTTTCGCTATCAACGGTCTGTATTCGCCTTGGACACCTTTGCATGAGGGTGTGCGCGAGTTCTACGCTGTTAAGAAGAATCCAGAGCAACTGCGCGTATGGACTAACACCTACTTGGGTCAAACCTGGGCGGATGCTGGTGAGACCATTGATGATTATATGTTGTCTGAGCGCCGGGAACAGATGCCTGCCGTACCTGATGATGCATTGATCCTAGTGGCTGGTGTTGACGTGCAGGACAATCGACTTGAAATAAGCATTATTGGTATAGGTCGAGATGACGAAAGCTGGGTGATAGATCACGTCACCTTGTACGGCGACCCATCTACACCACAACTTTGGTCTGCGCTAGATAGTCAACTGTTCAAACAATACGAGACAGAGTCTGGCAGGCAGGTAGCTATCCGGGCTGCGTGCGTTGACAGTGGTGGTCATTTCACTAATAGCGTCTACAGCTACTGCAAGAAAAACGCTGGCCGCAAAGTGTTTGCTATTAAGGGTATTGGTGGCGAGGGCAAGCCGGTCGCAGGTAGGCCGAGCAAGAATAATGTAGCCAAATGTCCTTTGTTTGGTATCGGAGTCGATACGGTTAAAGACCTACTGTTCGCAAGAATGCGAATACAAGAAGAAGGACCAGGATACATACACTTCGCGGATCATTTGAACGATGAATACTTCCGTCAGCTAACCGCAGAAAAAATCGTGACTAGGTATCACAAAGGGTATAAAAAGAGGGTCTTTGAGAAGATTCGCGCACGCAATGAGGCGCTGGACTGTATGGTCTATGCGTATGCAGCATATGCGATTATTGGAGTGAACGTCAACGCCTTCGCGGATAAAGCAGAGGCGATAAATGAAGAAAAGCGCAAAGAATCACAAAACATTAGGCCAGAGAGACCAAACAGGTCTTTCGTTCCACCGACTAGGAAAGGTTTTACTAACTCATGGCGGTAATTGATGGCTAACCTTTTCGACGCGGCGAATGCGCCGCTCACCGAGCCCGACGAGTTCACTGTTGGTGACTTCGTGCAATGGAAGCGCACTGATTTTGTGTCGGATTACCCGACCGCCACTCATTCTGTTCAATACGTCGCGAGATTGCATAAAGGTGGTGCCGCTGAATTCACAGTCGCCGCCACCGAGATTTCAGATGGCTATCTATTTGCAATAGCATCGTCCACATCTGCATCTATAACTGCCGGGCTTTATCATTGGCAGTTGGAGATCATACAAACCTCCAGCAGTAATCGGATTGTCTACGCTAACGGCGACTTCAACATCCTAGTCGATTTAGACGATAACAACGCTGATCCTCGTATCCACGCAGAGATTATGGTCGCCAAGATAGAATCTTTGTTGTCTGGCAAGGCGGATGATGACGTTTCCAGCTACTCTATCGCTGGTAGGAGCCTTACTAAGCTTAGTTTTGCCGAATTAACTGAAGCTAGAGACTATTATCGGCGCGAAGTGGTTGAACACACTAATCGTGAGCGCATCAAACGTGGCAAAAAGGGCAATGAAACGATCAAGGTACGGTTTTAATGGCTATTTTTGACGTTTTCAAGCGCAAAAAGGACGCAACAGGTCAAAACGTGCGCCGATTGCCTATTCATAAACGCGCTTACCAAGGCGCGAACACTGGACGGCTGTTTGATGACTTCAAATCGTCTGAAAGAAGTGCAGATAGCGAGCTTTATCCAGCGATAAGGCGTTTACGAAGTCGCGCGCGCGAATTGGCGCGTAATAATGAGTACGCCAAACGATATCTGATGCTTTTACGCAACAATGTGATTGGTGATCGTGGTTTCACGCTACAAGTAAAGGCTTTGACCACGGATGGCAAGCTAGATGTCAGTGGTAACCAGGCTGTGGAAGATAGATGGCGCATTTGGGGCCGATCTGGCAATTGCACAGTCGATGGCCGTGTGTCTTGGATAGAAGTTCAAAAGCTGGTGATCGAATCTTGCGCGAGAGATGGCGAAGCATTCATTCGCATCCATCGTAACGCCTCTTTCCAAGACTCTATCTCGCTAGAAATAATAGAATCTGATCGCGTAGACGAAGAGATGTCGAAGCGTCTGCCCAATGGCAACGAAATACGCATGGGTGTGGAGCTAGATCAGTATAAAAAGCCTGTCGCTTATCACCTATTGTCATATCACCCAGGCGACTACGACTTTACAACTTTGAGTGCGTCACCAAAGCATATTCGCATTGAAGCGGATCAGATGATCCATGTATTTATGCCCCTCAGAGCCGGTCAGACGCGCGGAGAGACATGGTTTGCGCCAGCTATGGCAACCATGAAGCAGCTTGGTGCGCTGCGTGAGGCGGCTGTAGTGAACGCGAGAGTGGGCGCTAGTAAGATGGGCTTCTTCACTAGCCCGTCTGGCGATGGTTTCGTCGCAGACGACCTAGAAGACTCATCCGTTCCCATCATGGAAGCGGAGCCCGGCACCTTCCATCAGTTACCGCAAGGCGTGGAATTTACGAGCTTTGATCCTCAATACCCGTCGAATGAGTTTGATTCCTTTCACAAGGCATGCTTGAAGGGCATTGCTAGTGGTCTGGGTATTAGCTACACGGCCTTGAGCAACGACCTAGAGTCCACTAGCTACTCTAGTATTCGCCAAGGCGCATTAGACGAGCGAGATGCGTATCGAAATATGCAATCGTTCTTGCTGGATAGCTTTGTACGCAAGGTATATGACGCTTGGCTCGCTTCTACAATGGAGATGGGCGCAATAATTGTGCCATTGCGTGAATATGATCGTTTTGCTGCTCGCAGCGAGTTCCGAGGTAGAGCCTGGTCATGGGTTGACCCACAGAAAGAGATGACTGCGGCGGTTCTGGGGCTAAAGAACGGAATATTAAGCCTGCAAGACGTTGCCGCCAACTACGGCAAAGACGTTGAGGAGCTTCTTGCTCAAATCCAGCGCGATAAGAGCCTCATGGAGCAGTTTGGGGTCAAGTATGCCTTGGAGCCGTATGCTGGTCAGATTCTGCCTGTAGACGCTGATATAGCTGGTGATCAGGATGACGACGTATAAAGGCGTCGAAATAGACACCAAGCCGACTGCATCAATGATGGAGGAGGCAGAGCGTGGCTTGGAATGGCGTAAAGAGTTTGGTCGAGGCGGCACAAAGATTGGTGTTGCACGCGCTCGCGACATAAAGAATGGCAAGGAGTTATCCACAAGCACAGTGACGCGGATGTTCTCCTTCTTCTCACGTCACGAAGTTGATAAGAAGGCAGAAGGGTTCGACGTAGGCGAAGAAGGATATCCATCTGCTGGGCGCATTGCCTGGGCGTTGTGGGGCGGAGATCCAGGCTTCTCATTCGCCAAGCGGGTACGAAAGAGCATGGAAGCGGCAGACAAGGATTACGACAGAGCGGAAATATCTGCGACCGTCAAAAAAGGTCTGACGAAAAAGGCTGACGATCACAACGAAAAGGTGGGCGATGACAAGACTAAAAGAACTAATGTCAGAACTCTATCAGCGGTGTTCAGACGCGGTGTCGGAGCTTATTACACGAATCCGGGATCTGTTCGACCGACGGTAAAGAGTCCAGAGCAATGGGCTTACGGGCGCGTCGCATCTTTCTTGTATGTCTTGCGGAACGGGAAGTTCAGAAGCGGCAAGCACGATACTGATTTACTGCCTGAAGGGCACCCCATGAGCAGCAAGCGTGCGTTTGCAGAAAAAAGACCGTATCCGCACGAACACGCTGCTAGGATTGAGAATCCTGATAAATATGAAGAGTTTAGGCGGCGTAACGATGAGTTGGGTGATGGCATCCATGTGATTTTTGGATTGTTAGATGGCAAGTCAGAGATTCAATCATTACGTTTCGACAAAGAAAAATTCACGGTCGATGAAGCGAAAGAGTTCTTGAAGGAGCGCCGTTTCAGAGTCCTTAAATTTGAGCCTGCAATTGAGGAAAGAGACATGGATAAGCGACACATCATGGATGTCGAAGAGACCGAGGACTCTTACATTGTCGAGTTTGCCAAGGCAATGCAAGAGGAGCCCGATACGGAAGAAGCTGAGATGGAATCTATGGCAGACACCGACATGATCGAAGAAAACGCGCATCACGATGAAGATGAGCGTTCTGAGGTTGTGGAGATGACTCGCTATATGAGCATGGATGCTGCGCCGGTCAATGAGGACAAACGCACTGTGCGTATGGCGATATCAAGCGAAGAGCCCGTGCAGAGGTCTTTTGGCATGGAAGTTTTAGAGCATTCTAAGGACGCGATGGATCTGTCGTTCTTGGAGTCAGGACGCGCACCCCTTCTACTGGATCACGATCCAGAAAAACAGGTGGGCGTTATCGAATCAGTAAGCCTGGATGACTCGGCGCGTAGACTTCGCGCGACGGTACGCTTTGGAAAAGGCGCACTTGCCAGAGAGGCTTTTGATGATGTTACCGATGGTATCAAAGCTAACGTAAGCATTGGCTACTCGGTACAAAAAATGGAACGAACTTCGGATGACACATATACGGTCAAGAAGTATCGAATCCACGAAGCAAGTTTAGTTTCGATTCCCGCTGACGTGACAGTTGGTGTGGGTCGTTCAGATGGAGCTTCGCAACAACCCGTAATCGTAACTGACAATGCACAGGAGCAAATTATGTCAGAAGTAGATATAGAAGCGGTTGAGGCGAAAGCCCGTCAAGCCGCACAAAAGAACGCCGCTCAGATCGTTGAGTTAGGCGCTCGTCATAGCAAGTCAGATATGGCCCAAAAAGCTATTGCTGACGGCGCATCAATTGAAGAGTTCCGAGGGGCTCTGTTGGAAGAAATCGGTACGACACGCGCATTAGAAAGCAAAGAAATTGGCATGACCAATGTAGAGCGTAAGCAGTTTAGCCTCATGCGAGCTTTGCACGCACTGGCTAACCCGCATGATCGTCGAGCCCAAGAAGATGCTGCGTTTGAGTTTGAATGCTCTCGCGCTGCAGCAGACCAATATGGTACGACTGCACAAGGCATCATGCTTCCACAGGAGGTTTTGGGTGCTTGGAAGCGTGATTTGAACACCACTAATGATGCTAACTTGATTGCGGAAGACTTCCGTGGACAAGACTTCGTCGATGCTTTGCGTAACGCTTCTAGCGTAATGCAAGCTGGTGCTCGCATGCTGTCTGGCCTCACCGGCAACGTCAAGATCCCCAAGAAAACTGGTGTGTCTACCGCTGGATTTATCAGTTCAGAGGGTGGTGCAGCATCTGAGTCAGAAATGACTATCGGTAGCGTGACGATGACACCTAAGACCTTGGGTGCATTCACCGACGTTACTCGCCAGCTACTTCTTCAAAGTTCTTTGGATGTTGAAGCGTTGATTCGTGATGACCTAGCTAAATCTATCGGTACTGCGATAGACGCGGCCGGTCTGGAAGGATCAGGTTCATCTGGCAACCCAACAGGTATTCTCAATACCACTGGCGTTAACCAGGTAACGAACTTCGCAGCAGCCAACCCAACCTTTGCAGAAGTCGTTTCCTTAGAAACGGCAGTTGCGGTCGATAACGCGCTGTTGGGCAGCTTGTCCTACATCATTCGTCCAGACATGTATGGCGCATTAAAGACCACGGAGAAGGCGACAAACACCGCCCAATTCGTTGTCGAGCCAGGCGGCACGATGAATGGCTATTCAGCAATCGTTTCCGCACAAGGCACTAGCGGTAACCTGTACTTCGGTAACTTCGATGACCTATTGATCGGCATGTTTGGCGGTCTGGACGTTGTGGTTGATCCGTATACAGCTTCAAGCACGGGCACTGTGCGTATCGTTGCACTGCAATCTGTAGACGTAGCAGTACGTCACGCAGTGAGCTTTGCTTTCGGTAACGACGGCTAATAACGCCACTAGGGGAGCCCCGCTTTCGGGCGGGGTTTCTTGCAAGGAGTTAATATGAAATACCAAGTAATGAAGCGATGCGTCATCAGTGGTTCCACGTGGAACGTAGGCGACATTGTGGAATCAGGCAAAGACGTGAATGAACTGGATGTCGATGGACTTATCGGTATCGGCAGAATCTTGCCGGTCGATGAGACAGAGTCGGTAGATCGATCTGTTGGTTTAGATGAAGAGCCTATGCCAAAGCGCGCGCCGCGCAAGAAGAAGGCTAAGTAATGCCGGTTGAAGGTGCCACTCAGCGAGCGATTATGCTCAAGGATTTTGGGCAAACGGTGAGTTATACGCCGAGCGGAGGTAGTGCTGGAAACGTAACAGCTATCGTCGATAACGAATACGAAGCTGTTGAAACTGGTGGCTCTGTGGCATTTGCTATAGAGCGTCCGAGGTTGACTGTGCGTACAGCGGATGTCAGCACCGCTGCAGAAGGTGATGCAGTTAGTTTTGATGGCACGAACTATATTGTGAGAGTTGTCATGTCTGACGGCACTGGCATGACAGAGTTATTGATTGAGAAACAGTAATGGCCCATGTCCGTAAAACGATCAGAGATAACATCGTTACGACGCTTACCGGGCTCACTACTACTGGTAGCAATATTTATCGGACTCGCGTTTATCCATTAGCTGAGGCCAAATTACCGGGGCTCGCCATCTACACTAGGGACGAGTCGGTTGAGTATTCGTCAATGGGTAGGCCGAGGACGCAAGTGCGCCGGTTATCAGTCGCGATAGAGATCTACGTTAAGGGTGTCAGTAATTATGACGATACGCTTGATACAATTTGCGTGCAGGTGGAAGAGGCTTTAGCCACAGATATCACGAGAGGTGGTAACGCAAAGGACACCAACGTCCTTAACATGGATGCAGAATTTAGTGGTGAGGGTGATCAGCCAGTGGCTAGAGCAACTCTTACTGTAGAAGTGTTCTACGAGACCAAAGAAAACGACGTTGAAACGGCGGTATAGCATGGTAGCAATGACTAAAGACGGTACAACGATTGATGCGGCTACAGACAACGTCGTATGGCTTGAATCCAAGGGTTGGGTGCGCGATAGCGGATCTAAATCGGATAAGAAGCCTGTGAAAAAGCAGGCAACGAAGAAAACTAAAAGTTCCGAGGAGGAATAAACGATGGCTACACATAAGGGCCAAGATGGCGTTGTGAAGGTCGGCTCTGCAGCAGTAGCAGAAGTCCGTTCCTTCTCGATAGAGCAAACAGCAGATACGGTGGAAGACACTGTGATGACCGATACTAGCAGAACGTATATTACGACTCTGAACTCTTTCAGCGGTTCGTTAGACGTGTTCTGGGATGAGACCGATACGAATGGTCAAGTCGCGCTTGGTATTGGCAATAGCGTAACGATTGGGTTCTTCCCAGAGGGAGATCAGTCAGGCGACACCTATTATACCGGCACCGCTTTGGTGACGGGGTTCACGCGCAATGCATCGTTTGATGGGATGGTAGAGGCCACCATCACGGTGCAGGGTTCTGGAGCACTTAGTACGACTACCGTCTGATGGGTAGGCTTATTGAAGAGGCGGTTGCACACTTTAGCAACCAAGATATCCGCACGATTGATGTCCCGGAATGGAACACCAAGCTATATGCCAAGCGATTGACCCTAGAGGACAAATCTAGGTGGGCGAAGCGAGCGGATGGGGATGCAACAGATTACCTGGTTTATGCCTGTATCTTTGGGCTGCATGATGAAAAGGGCGAGCAGGTCTTTTCGCTGGAGGACAAGGTAAAGCTAAAGAAGTCTGTTGATCCAGAAGTGCTGACACGATTGGGTAATTTTGCGCTTGCCATCGAAACCGACAATGAGGAAGAGCGCGAAAAAAACTCATAAATGACCAGGGCGAGCCTACGGAATTGTACTTTATGTATGAACTCGCAAGTCGCCTTGGTCAACCATTGTCAGTCGTCCAGCAAATGACCGTCGATGAATTTAATCATTGGTGGACGTTTTACAGACTCCGAAAGGACAAGATGAATGGCTGATGTCGATAGTGTAATTAAGGTCAGAGCGGATACTCGTCAATTCCATGACGGTATGGGTCGCGTCCAAGGAGACCTTAATAAAACAGGGAAGCGAGCTCGTGACTTAGGAAAATCCATGCGCCTGATGCGTGGAGGTTTCGGTCAGATCGGTCACCAACTGCAAGACATCGCAGTCCAAGCGCAAATGGGCACAAGTGCGTTTGTGATCCTTGGACAACAAGGCGGTCAGATCGCTGCACTTTTTGGCCCTGGCGGCGCAATGTTTGGTGCCGTCCTAGCTATTGCCGCAGGTATAGCTGGCCCGCTTGTTAGGTCACTCACGGAATCCTCTGACCTCCTAGAAGAGCTAGAAGAGAAGGCGCTAGGGACTACCCTATCTCTCGATAAGCTCGATGGCATTCAGCGCAAGCTAGCGGAGAGCGTACTGCTCAAGCGCCAAGCGGACGTTATGACCGCCTTAGGCGAGGCCAACGATGAACTACGTGAAGCCTTAGCAGACCAAGAGAAGGTAGCCAATAAGACTGCGAGACAACTCGCTCGTCACGGTGGCAGTGCGGAGGACGCTGCAGAGCAAGTAGCAGAGTTTGAGAAGCAGGTTGCCCTAGCAGAGGCCGAGTTGGTCGAACTCGATCTAGCGTTGAATCCAGCTAAGGCTGCGATGCAGCAGTATGAAGCGTCGCTGCGGGAAACAAACTCAACCCTCCAAGAGCAGATTGATACTTTCGGCATGAATGAGGTGCAAATCGCTCGATTCAAAGCAGAGCAGGATGGTTTCATCTCAACTGTCGAGGAGACAAACATCGCGCTCACGGAAGAGCTATTCTTACTCAAAGAGAAAACAAAGGCGGACGAAGCGGCGCGCACAGAAGTAGAAAGGTTAGCGGAAGCGGAACGCAAAGCGTTGGAAGTCATCACTAGAGAGCAAGACAAACGCTTCAAGGAAGCAAAGAAAAAGCGAGAGAAAGATCTGCAAGACCAGCAGAAGGCCAAAGATTTGGCTATCAGCGGTGTCAGAGATCAGCTTTTCGCGCTTGATGCTGGAAACAAGAAAGTATTCCAGATGCAAAAGGGTTATCGCATGGCGGAAGCCACGATATCTGCGTTCCAAGCTGCAAACAACGCCCTGGCAGCGCCATTCCCATTCCCCATACCCCAAGCGATGGCGGCAGCGGCCCTTACTTTAGGTTTAGCAAACGTCGCGCAGATAAAAGCTCAGTCCTTTGAGGGGGGTGGATATACTGGCATGGGCGCTCGCGCAGGGGGGCTCGACGGTAGAGGTGGTCGGATGGCGCTGGTGCATCCAGATGAAACTATAGTAGACCATAGGGCAGGTGGAGGCGCTGGAATCACCGTAATAAATAACGTAGACGCGAGCGGGGCGGGCGCAGATGTAGATCAGAGGATCAAAGCAGCAATGACTGAAACATCACAACAGACGATCCTAACCATTCAAGATCTAATAAGACGGCGTCGTTTCGCATGACTACATTTACTTTCCCCTCTATCACTCCCACTACGAATACGTTTGAGCTTGTAGCGAATACCCGCACGTTTCAGTCGCCACTGACCAATGCGATTCAGACCACATCCCGCAAAGGTTCATTGTGGCGAGCCAGTCTACAATTTAACAATTTGTCTGGAGATGACCGCAAAACGATGCAAGCGTTTTTGGTGAAACTTAACGGACAAGAACATCGTTTTCGCCTGCATGATCACTCGCATACGACGCGCGGCGCGGGCGGAGGGACTTTACTAGTAAATGGGGCGAGTCAATCTGGCACAAGCTTAGTGTGCGATGGCGCTACAGCCAACGTGTCTAATTATTTAAGGGCAGGCGATTACATTAGTTTCAATAACGAATTGCACATGGTAGTTGCTGATGCTAACAGCGACAACTCTGGCAACATAACGCTATCGATAGCTCCTCCAATCAGAAAGACACCAGCAGACGACACGGTAATTGATTACACCGCGCCCGTATCCGGTGTGTTTATGTTGTCAGGAAGAGCGTCTTGGAACACGCAGCCCGGCATTATTTCTAATTACAACATAGACGCTGTTGAGGACGTTTTGGCATGAGTCGAGGGTTTCCCACAAATGTTCTCAACGCATTGTCGGCGCAACATGTGGCGCTCGTCAGCTTTGCTGAATTACAGTTTTCATCTGGCACGATATACCTACACAACTCTATAGGCACATATACTTGGGGCGGGCATGATTGGCTTGGTGTCGGCGACCTAAGTGACATAAGTCAGATCGAAGAGGGCGCAGATGTCAGTCCATACAGCATAACCCTGTCGCTTTCGGGGTTGGACGCACAGGTTTCTGGCGCTGCTTTGACAGAAGACTATTACATGCGTCCGGTGAAGGTTTACCTAGGCGTGCTCGATGCCAGTGATGCGCTATTGGCAGATCCTACTATCTTGTGGGAAGGCTCAATGCAACAAATGCTGGTTTCTGTTGGTGCCGATGGTGGCGATGTCATATCGCTGACAGCAGAGTCCGAGTTGGCGCGATTCGATAAGGCATCCAACGTAAAGTATACAGACGCGCAATTGCAAAGCGATTTTGCAGGCGATTTGGCTTTCGAGTTCATGGCTGATATCGATGGGGCGAAGATTAGGTGGGGCGATGCCAACTCAGATGCTGTAGCGGGCGCTCCTGCAAGCACAACCATTGACGTATACACAGGGCCGCGAAGATGAGGGTGCATGCTGCACTTAATAAATGGCAGCGTAGGCCATTTGCTTACGGGGACGCTGATTGTTGTCAGTTTATTGCATTTGTCGTCAAAGAACTGACCGGCACAGACTACTCTGCAGGGTTTTATTATGAAACAGAGGCGCAGGCAGAGATGCTTGTTAATAAAGAAGGTGACCTAGTCGATTTCTTACACAGTGTTTTTGGTATTACGACTGACTCGCCGGAAGATGGTGACCCGTGCGTAATAAAAATACCGATTGTTGGGCAGGTTGGCGGGATTAAACTCAGGAACGATGTAGTTTGTTTGACAAAGAACGGCATGATTCAGATTCCAGATCGCTACTTGGTAGCAAGTTGGAGGGTCTGATATGCCACAGGTAATCCCGTTCCTAGTAAAAATTGGAACAGCAGTAGCTGGTGCAGCGGCATCGCTGGGGGCAAAAGGTTTCGCTGCAGCCGTCTTTGGTAAAACAGCAGCGTTAGCGGCCATCGGAGCAGCTACGGTGGTGGCCGCTGGAGCGGCTTTGAATGCAGCCGTCAAAGGCTTAATGCCAGATATCAAAATGCCAGTGTCAGACACTGACAAGACCAGGCAACAGACTGTTCGCGGGGCGATAGAGAATCAGAAGCTGGTGTATGGACAGGCGTTGGTTTCAGGGCCGATATTCTTTGTTGGTGTGGGCGGCACAGATAACAAAGACTTGTATCACGCAGTAGCCTTGACGGGGCACGAAGTAGAATCGATCACTGACATATATTTCGATAACAAAGTGATCCCAAATGCTTCCATAAGTGGCAACTCAGTGACTTCAGGCTTTTATGGGCCGACCACAGAATCTCCCAGTACGACTATTTGCTTTGTTGAGCGGAAAACTGGCGCAAGTGATCAAGTCACCAGCAGTTTGCTGAGTGTTTTTACCGCTTGGACATCCGCTCACCGCGCGCGAGGGGTCGCTTATCTAGTCACAAAATGGTCGTTAACCGATTCCTCACAAGAAGTCTGGGATCGACTTACACCTACTAACATAAAGGCGCTGGTTAAGGGTAAGAAAGACATATATGACCCTAGGCTAGAGGTCGCTGCAGGTGGTACGGCTGGTACAAGCCCTAGCAACACTGCTTATCAAGCGTGGAGCGAAAACCCCGCTTTATGTGTGGCAAATTACCTCACAGACACGAAATTTGGGTTAGGTGTCGCGACAAACAAGATTGATTGGGCTGCAGTTGTAATCGCTGCTGACGCTTGTGACGCGACAGTTGCAATACCTACTAGCCAGACGCAAAAGCGATTTACTGCAAATGGCGTTCTTTTCGCTGGCGACGATCATCGAACAAACCTCAATAAATTGTTGAGCGCGATGAATGGCAATGTGGTGTACAGCAACGGCATCTACACCATCAAATCCGGCATATATGAAGCGCCAACCGAAACTTTGGATGAAGACGATTTGGCGGGCGCGATATCGGTCAAAACGTCGGTTGAAGAAAGTGATCGTTTCAATACCATTCGCCCAATCTTCATTGATCCTACGCAAAATCACAAAAGCGTCGAAGCGGCCAAAGTGCAATTGACTGCAGCCGTCGCTAGGGATAACGCAGAGGTTCTGACTCGCGATATTCAGCTTCCGTTTACCAATAATAATTTCATGGCGCAAAGGATTGCACATAAGCAAATCCAGTTGTCAGACCAACAGAAAGTGTTGACCTTCCCTGCGAATCTCACTGGCCTTCGCATAGATGTGGGCGATAGAGTGCAAGTAACCGTTGGAGAATTAAATTATAGCAACAAGGTGTTTCGTTGCGCGGGTTGGTCTTTCTCTGACACTCAAGATGGCGTGGTTAACCTCACGTTACTTGAAGACGATTCGGGATCTTATGCAGATCCTGCAGAGAGCGAATACAGCACCATTTCAGCGAGCGGAGTGATCGCAGAGGGTTTTAGGGGTGTTCCAGACCCACAAAACCTAACAGCAACTTCTGGTCTCAAGCATATAGAGTTGAACTGGACCAACCCAAGCAACCCCAAGCTGTTTGAGAATATAGCAATTTATGCGTCTGCTGATTCTTCATGGAATAACTCGCAGCTAATCGGAGAAACTAGGGGAACGCAGTTCTTCCATGACGCAGGCAACTCTGTGGACCCATTAGCTGTAGGTAACCAGCGTTACTACTGGGTCAGAGCTTTTGCATATTCTGAGAACAAAAACAGTAGCAGTGCATTTGTCAGATCAGATCGTAACCCAGATAACGATACGTCGAATGTTCAAGCGACAGTTGGACCGAATAATCCTAATTACGCTGACATCGTTGACGATACACCGACTCAAAACCCACCAGTTAGCCTTACTCTGACGGAAACCACTGCACTCGGCAATGATGGCTCAGTGCTGCCTGCGGTAAAAGTTAAGTGGACCGCTCCTACGCCAAATACCTATGTGCAGTTTTATGAGGTCCAGTTCAAGCGGACTAGCGCGGGCGAGATTGATTTAGGGGCAGTAGCCAATTCATTTACTTCGACGGTGGACTATGGCTCTGTTGCGGACGCTACCACAATTGAGTTGAACTATGGCGGGGTGAACGAGGCTATATCTGGTGCAGACGCTGACTTCTCATCTGTGAATGTCTACGGGCTATCTACCGTTGTGACGGGAATGAAAGAGCTTGAGGAGTTTCAGTTTCGGGTAAGAGCCGTCACTCTCACCGGCAAAATATCCACTTTCGTCACGCTAAACATCACGCTGCAAGGCGATCAAACACCACCCGGCATTCCCGGCAGCATCACGGCAACTGGTGGCATACAGCAGATTAAGCTTAATTTCGACTTACCGTCTGACTCCGACTTAGCCTTTGTCGAGGTCTTCGAGAACACAGTAGACAATCAAGCCACGTCAACGCTGATCGTCAAAACTAAGTCAGATCAGCACACCGTCACTGGGTTGGGTAATAACGTCACACGATACTATTGGTTGAGAAGTGCTGATCGCTCAGGAAACTTCTCTGGCATTAGCGCCTCGGTTAACGCGACAACGCAGAAGGTAGTGCTGGATGACCTAGCGCAGCCGGTCTTGGACCAATTCGCGGCTGGCAACGCCTTCGGTATTGAACCCGTAAGCACCCTCTCAGGCGTCACAGGTGACCATGTGGGGCAGATTAAGTTCCTAACGACCACAAGTACCCTGTTCGTATGGACAGGCTCTGCATGGAGCACAAACCTTTTCACGGCTTCATCAGTCAGTCCCGGTGCTGTCACCGCTGCATCCTTCGCATCGGGAGTTGAGCCTGTATCTGTCGTATCGAGCTTGCCTAGCCCGTCAGGCTACACAGGACCAAAGTTCGTATTCAACACAGGCGACAGCCCGCCTAAAATCTACCGCTATAACAGTGCGGTGCCAGAGTTTACTTCGTTAGTTAATGCGTCTGACTTGACAGGTACGTTATCAGAGGACCGCTTTAGCAACACCGTGCGACCCGTCGAGGTCGTTTCGTCTTTGCCGACAACTGGTAATTTCCAAGGCCGGGTTGTTTTGCTATCTACCGACAACAAGGTGTATAGATTCACCGGCACCAGCTTCACCAAGGCTATCAGCGCGTCTGATCTTGACGACCAAGTGAACCTCGCCACGCAAGTCTTCGGACAAGTGCAGGCGTCGAGTCTCACGGCGGGGCAGATTTCTACAGCGTCTATTCAGGCCGGAGCCGTGGTCGCTGATTCCGTCGCAACCGGGGCCATAAGTGCGGTCAAACTGGCAGCCGATTCTGTCACTGCCAATGCCATAGCGGCAAACGCTGTTACTGCATCAGAGATCGCGGCATCAACGATAACGTCAGCCCAACTAAATACGTCGCAGATATTCGCAGATTCTGCGGTGATCGGTGCAATCCAAAGTAGTTCGATTACTACGTCAGCCGTCGTTTCAGCCATCGGTACATTTGAATTTATCCAAACTGCCAACATCGCGGCGAATGCTATTACAGGCGGAAAGATTGCGGCATCGACGATTGATGCTAATAAGCTCAACGTGTCGAACCTTGCTGCCATCTCCGCAAACCTCGGTGCTGTGACAGCGGGAACTATCAACGCCGCTCAGGTCACGATTTCCAACATAAACGGTGCCAATATAGCATCTGGCACAGTTCCCACGGCTCGCCTAGACGTGTCTGGAATTATCAGTGCTGGTGCTATCGTTGTCTCAAACGACGACATCTCGAACCTAAACAATAACTCAGGCTTCGTTGACTCATCAGGCGCAGCATCTGCTGCACCGGTACAGACGGTTGCTGGCGCGACTGGCAATGTCAGCGCGCAGACGATTATCACCGCTGGTGGGATAGCTATAACGTCGGACATTCCTACAGCCGTTTCTCAACTGTCTAACGACAGCGCATTTGTAAACGCTGCGGGCGCAGCATCAGCGGCACCAGTGCAAAGCGTTGCAGGCTCAACAGGCGCGGTGTCTGCGAGCACAATCATCACTGCGGGCAACATTGTTGTGCAGGGTGACAACATTTCGGACCTGACGAACAACTCAGCCTTCATCAATGGCGGTCAGGTCAATAGCAACGTCACGGCGATAAGTGGTGGCGTAATTACTACCGGCACTATCAACGCCAATCGAATCAACATCGACGATGTGACGCTAGACACTGACGGATCAGGGCAGCTAATCATTCACGCCTCTGGTGTAGATTCTCCACAAATCAAAGCAAACGCATTGGGGACGATTAAAGGCGCGAGTACAGGGGATGTGACTGCAACACAGTTTTCACAACCGTACACCGGATTCATCGGTTCAACGCCGTTTCACAAGTTCGGGTCAGTACTTTTGCAATTGCTTGATAGTTTGACCTTTACTACTTCACTCACCACGTCAGAAACCATTGACTACCTGATGACGCTGGAAGCAAACCCGAGCGGCACTTTTTCTAGTTCGTCAACAACAATGATTACCACGCACGTCCAACGCACAAATGCTCTAGGTGACAGTTACGACGTCAACGGAACGCGCAGTGGCGACTTCAACGTCTATTCGTTCGCACTTTCGACCGGCGACGGTTCTGGCTCAATTTTGCGTAAACCATTTATTCAAAACCTAAGAGGGGGCAGCACGGTGCACGTCAAACTTTATGGGTATCAAAGAAACGTCACTGGCACGCCAGAATGGGATGACATCTTTTTATCAGCAGAAGGATTGGCGCGATGATTGTCTCTGGCAATTCTGACAACCCGCGACAGCTACCGTTTGAGCGAATCAACCGTGAGCGCCGCAACGAGGCACTCGCAGAAACTGATTGGACGCAGGCAAATGACTCGCCTATCTCAGACGCGGATCAGCTAAAATACCGCACATATCGACAAGCCCTACGCGACCTAACAACGCATGAAAACTGGCCCGAACTTCAAGAAGAAGACTGGCCCACATTGGAGATTTAGATGGCTACTCAATTACAAATCAGGCGTGGAACAGCTAGTCAAATTGC